AGACTAACCATTGTTGCACTATATGTCGTACCACTAATTGTTTCAGTTCCTGCAAAAGTTCCTGAAGTAACAACAAACGTAATTGTTGTTAATGGATTATGTGCAATAACAGTTCCAGTTGCACCACTTGTTCCACCCGTAATTGTTTCACCAGCAATAAAAATTCCAGTTGCACCCGATACTGTTAGTGTCGGTGCTACTGCATCAACACCCGTATTACCAGAATCATAAACTGCTTTAATTGAAGTGGCATCCGCTAAATCAAGAGAATCATATGCTAATGATGTAGTATTTGGTGATGCAATTGCTAATTCTTTATTCAGAACAAGCGTCTTGATTCGTTCTTGTTTTGCATCAACATTCATAGTTACCCAAAAATTAAATGTCGTGTTTAAAGAATTATCACCAGTAAAGATCGTTACTGATTGTCCGTTAGCAGCTACTGTAACAGTTGCAGCTGCAGGAGATGTTGCACTAAGATTAACATTCGTTCCTGCTGAATCTTGTGCATGATAATAAGTATCTTTAACAGTTGAACTAAGTACACCAGTTCCATAAAATGTTTCATTAGCACCACTTGATGTTAATGTACAAGTACCTGCATTAATAGTTACAGAACCAAAATGTTTTTGTTTAGTATAACTTGTATCAATATTACTTGAATCATCACGAATCGTCTTAATCGTATCTTGTGGTAATTTAAATACTGCTGTATTAAAATCAGTTTCAAATAATCTTGCATCACCACCACTCACTCCACCAACTTTACCAACATCAGCTACTCTTGATTCTGTCGATACAACTACAGGTGTTGCTGAGGCATTAACAGGAATTGAAAATCTTTCTGCGTCTGCAAATGCATTGCCACCAGTCATTTTAATATCATATAAAAATAATTGATATCTCCAAGTAGTTGGTGTAGCAGGTGTTGGTCTGTCGATTACAGTTATAGTACGAGCTTTAGCTGTACCTATTTTAGTATTTGCATATGTAGTTGGATTAGTTAAAACTGGAGCTGCATTGTGAATATCAAATTCTGTTCCAGTTGTAAAATCATAAAATCCACTAAGGTTATCTATCTTGGCATAATTACCAAATTGCATCAATCTATCAAAACCATTTACATTAGTATAATCTCTTGCACGATCTACAGTAACATCACTTGAAATTAATGTTCTAAATTCGTGTCCTTGTACATATGCTTTACCCGGATCTAATCTTGCAGTAAATTTTGTTGCGTCACTAGAATGTGTTTTTAATTGAATTGGAAAATGTCTTACAGTATAATTACCCGATTCATCAAATGTTCGTCTTGCAAAAGTTTCTTCTAATACAGAATAAACTGGATATTCAACATCAACGTGTCGAACACCATTTACCAAACGAATCATTTCTATAAAATCTGTATCATCAATTGATGTTATAGATTTCTTAATTAAAGTAAGTGCATACTTTAAACGATCTGCACCCGGAGCAGCATAGTTATATGCTCCCTGTGCATTATCTAATAATGTACTATCATCACCAGAATCAACTACAGCTGCTGATACTTGAAAACCAATTTTATATGTTGGTGTATTTGTATAGTTATCTAAAATAACTGTTGAAACACCTGCTCGAATAAAGTTACCATTAAAATAATAATAACCAGCATCATTAGAAACTGCTGAACCTTTACCAGTTGCTGATGATGATGCAGCTAATACTGCTGAAGAAAAATCATCTGCTACAAGTCTTTCACCAGCATTAAATACTGCTGAAGTATTCAGAGTAGCAGTTGCAGTAGCAGAAGATCCCCCACCACCTGTAATAGATATACTTGGTGTGGATGTATATCCAGAACCCTTAGCTGTTACATTAACACCAATAACAGTTTGTGCATAAATACCACCAGTACCAACAACAGCTGTTGCTGTTGCACCTGTTCCACCACCACCTGTAATAGTAACAGTTGGTGTCGTAGTATATCCAGTACCAGCATTAGTTACAGTAATACCTTGAACTTTCTGTGTGACACCACCACCTGTAAGATACTTAACCCAGATAGTATCTGGATCACCACTAGATGCATTAACAACCGCAGTATTAACAACTCTTGCAATTGTTCCAGATTGACTACCAGTTATTAATTTACCTTGTAAGTTAGCAACTGTAATTGCAGTATTATTATAATTAGGATTTAACTTTACATAATCATAATCAGTATCAATATGTAAATCACCACCAGACACTCGACTGCCATTTGCAAATACATGATCGCCAAATCGTTTGAGTTGGTTTCTCATTATTGTTTGTTCTTGGGTAAGCTCTCTTGCTTGAACAGCTACAGCAGGTTTATAGAGGACTTGATGAAAATCTTTAGCTTCATCATAATCATCAAAGTACGGGCTCTGATTGAGATTTAAATTTATATTGGTTGTCATATATTATTACCTTCTATTAAAATTCAACGACTAACTTGACATCTTCAGTTTGGTCAGACGCACGATTGATTGGAGCTCGATACTCTACATAAATTTGTTCTCCGCTATCATCATCCATCTCTGTACCTGTATATGTACTTGCAGTCGCGGCCGCTCCACTTACATTTGGATTTGCAATCAAAATTACTTTTCTAAAATCATCTCCAACTGTAAAGTCACCACCTTCAGTTCCTACTAAACGAATATTTATCATTACATATGCACCACCAAGTTCTGTCTTTGGATTTTTACCATGTCCATCTTTAGGTCCGATTCTTGGTTCAAGAGTACATCCAGATCCTCCACCCCCAGTAAGGACTGCTGTACCAGAACGATAACCAGTACCAACTGCCGACATAGATATTTTCTTAATAATACCACCAATTACACTTGAACATCTTGCTGCTGCACCAGAACCTTCTGTCGTAGTAATTGATACTGCCGGCATTACTTCATAAACACTTGTAGTATCTGGTGTCGTTGTCCATGTCGCAACTGTTGCAGCTTTTGTAGCACCACCAACATAATCAGTAATAACTCTCAACTGTCCACTTCCAGTTCCAGAAGAAATATAAACTGTCATACTATTATAGATGTCATCTGTAACAGATGCTGTATCAGCTAAATTAATTGTAGTAGATGTACTACCTACTTTTGATGTACCTGTATGAGTATTTACATATCCCGTTCCACCAGCAGTTACATCAATATGTTCTAACGCTCCATCTACTGCTGCTTGCTGAACAGTCCATTGTGCTGTGCCATCATCAGATGTCAAATATTTTATAGGAATCCAATCTGTTGTAACATATTTCAAAACATCTGCCTGTTGTACTTCATACATAAATTTCCAACGATAATTATCTGATGTTTCTATAATTGATGCAGTTTGTCCAGTAGGTTTGACTGTAGATGCAGCTCCACCATAATTACTAATACACTTGTAAACATTATACTGATCTGTCATCACAAAAAATGTCTGGTCAATCTGGTCATCTTGAAGATGATTGTATTCTGTATAAACAGTTCCTGATGTCCAATCAGTTCGTTTAATAACATGAGATACATCAGACCCATTAATTAATTTTGCAGCTATCATATCATTGTGATGAATGAAAGGTGCTACTGTCGTATCTATTGGTGTTGGAATCGCTGTATCAGAAGGACTACTTTCCGTATATTGACCCAAATCAGCACCAGACCAACTATCAGCCTTACCAATCATTAGATACATATTATTAGTTGAAAACGAACTAATAAAATTATCTGCGTTATAAGTTCTAAATGCGTTAGTTATAATTGCTGGCATAATCTCAATCCTTTTTTATTTATTTATAATGCTATTCTATGTAATGACAATACAAATGCATTGTTGTATACTCTCACAAAATCTTCATTCATAGGTCATTTACCTCATAATTATTTATAATATTTATACCTTACTTATGTGACTATTCATCGTAAATCTTGTTTTTTCGTTCGCTGTTGTAACATATCTTGCGATCATTTCATCTTTGAAATGATATATTGTATACCCACCACCCAAATGTTCGCCTGTATTAATATTAATTGATTTACTATAACCACCCTGTTTATTAAATTTCTGTCGGTCTATTTGTCTGCGCAAAGGACCCAATTGCAAAGCACCCTCTACTCCAACTGAACTCTGACCCCAATCTTCCCATAGAGAAATATTACCATCTGTAATTAAACCCCATTCTTCATTGTCAGGTGGGGATGTATGAGATTGATGAACAAACAACCAATCATCTGCATCTGTTATACTTAATATAAAAATAGGTAAATCTATTTCAACAATATGCCAATCTGAATGTCCAGGTCCCATTTGAGAACCAAGAGCTTGTCCATTATGTGGCCACGGACCTCCATCTGGCCATTCTGGATTTGTCTGCTGTAATTGTAGATTGAGTCGTATTGGTGGCTCAATATCTCCGTCATGCCATACAATAGTATATGGCCATTTGTGTTGTGGAGGAATAGAAAGTCCTATTCCTGTTTCAAGCAATCCCGTAATTAATGTTCTACCAAACAATGCAAGTCCAGAAGGATGCACTATTCGTTTGACATAATCTCTCCACTTGTCAATTGTATTACCAGCTTTAATCTCATATGAAAATGCTTGATAATATCTGCTATCTTGAATATAGTTAGCAGCTGATAATTGTCCGTCATCACCAACCCATCTTGTATTTGCTTCATTTTCATAACTACCAATTGTTGCTACACCTGTTGCAGTACCATCACCCGAGGAAGAAAAATCTAATGTTGGAACTATTTGATAATGAAAACCACCATTTACTAATTTCAAAGTTTTAATTCCACCAATACCAGAACCACTTAATGTAACACTAGCTCCTGTTCCACTTCCTCCACCAGAAACAGTTGGTACACTTTTATACCCAAATCCATTATGCTCAAACTCTACCGCAGTTATTACACCCGCGTTTACTGTCTTAACAAGTAAACTACAAGTCCTTCCATCAATCTCAAGTTTATCTGTATTATTAATTGTCAGTTTATCACCAACAACATAACCAGTTCCACCAGATATAATATTTGCTGTAGTAATACTTCCTGTTGTTAAACTCTCAACTAAAAATTGTGCGCCAGTAGCTTCTGCACCACCACCAACTATTGGGATATTGTCATCAACACTATAACCATTGCCAGGATATGTTATCGTATAACCTGTTACCATTCTATCCAGAGTAAACGTATTTGTTCCATCTGTAATAGTTTCATTGTCAATAAATGTTCCAACAACTTTAGAAAGATAAATTGTGGATACTTCAAAAACACCAACCTGTTCTTTAAGAACCAACTCAACAATTCCTTGTGTACCAGATGTTCCACCTGTAATTGTTTTACCGGTAAAATCAAATATAGCTGAACTTCCACTAGTGTCAATACATCTTAAAATTTTATCTTTAGTATATCTTCCATCTGATACACGAAGCATATCAACAGAAGGATAATAAAATTCAATTTCTTCTTGATATAATAATCGGAATAAAAACTGGAAAGATTTTTCACTACCTTTGGAACGATAGAAATCACGAAGTCGTTTTATTACATGCGGTTTATTTGAATTAGCAAAAACTGCCTCTGGAATATCTTTACCAAATTGTGTTTTAAAATACTGTAAGAAATCATCAACTGTTTTATCAATATTAAAATAATTTCTTAAATTACCAACAATTTCATATGGTTTACCAGTTTGTTCCAAATACTCATAGTATGCTTCCAAGAAAGCTACAAACGTAGCATGATCCTGTTTTACAAAATCTGGTAATTGTCCTTCTACACGAACAGATATTCGTTCATCAAACGAAGGATGTATTGGAGTGTTTGGATTGCTTGCCATATTAAACTATTGTCTCCGCTACCATTGTAATATTAATTGCAGCCGTATCGGTTGAATCAGTTGTTATTATTTGTTCTCTTAATGGAGTAATATCTTGATTGTTAGTTCCTGGTGTTACAATCATCTTGATATATGTTTTTCCATCCGAGATAGTATATGGAGTGAAATTATTTAAAACAACTTTACCAGTAGTATAATCTATTGTTCCAAGATTCTGAGAACCATCAGCAAGAGTCATATATGCCACCGGACTATCTACAGCAATACTATCTGTAGCACTAGTATAAGTTGATCTTATTAACTTAACAACTCCTAAACTATCATCAAACAATGTATATGTATATCCATCACTTGCCGTAAAAGCAGTACTAGTAAGTGTTCCCTCAGCTAGCGTCGTATTAAACTCCATAGTGTATGTTGCAGCTACTGCTAAAGTTGTTGGAGTAATCTGCATCTGATATCTAATAGATGTTTTACTATTGCGTATAGAACTATTCGTATCATCTATTACTCCTGCTAATTTAGAATATCTAAACTTATTATCAAACTTTTGCAAACTCGTTGAGAAGTAATTTGTAATAGTTGAACTTATTAGAGATTTTAAAGTATCTTCATTCGTCAACAAAGTAACAGGATCATAATTAATAGTTGTGTCAATTAGGAGATAATAAAAAATCGGGTCAACAATTTCTGGTGTTACAGTAACTACATTAGTCTTTTTCAATATAGAAGTTTTTATAGCATCTTTAGTAGCTGCACTAAATGCTGTATTGCCATTTGGTTTAACTGCTATATAAACTTTACCATATACTGCTGGACTTGCATCCTCACCACCATATACCGTAATAGATTCTATATCACTTCTTTCACCAAGTAAGATAGCTTTATAATCTTCTTTAGTTGTTGCACGTTTTTGTGCTTGATATAATTTTGGTGCATTTGTTTTTAATGAAGCAACAGATTCAATCTCTGCTCCACCTGAAGCTGCACTAGCAACTGTCAATGTATAGTTAGCTGATGATAAACCAGCAACTGTTCCAACAGCCGTAAATGAACTTGCCTTATTTGAAGCCAAACCACTTGTAACTAAATATTCAATAAAAATAATATTAGCATCAGCTAACTGTGCGCCAACAGCACCATCACCAAATAAAATTTCATATTTTTGTTCTTCCACTTCTTGTATCCAAAAAACTTTCTGAGTAGATGTTATTGTTGTAACATCTAATGCATTAGCATTTGTCCAAGTAGTTACTGCTGTATCTGATGATGAATTTTGAACTTGAACCGTAATAGTAGAAATATCAACATTTCTATTTGGCACAACAAATCTTTGTGTTGTATCAGCTAAGTTGACAGTATATTTTTTATTAACAATTGTGCCTTCTCTGATCGGTAAATTAGTAACTGAATAGGTACCAGCAATCGGATAAATTGTTTTGTTAGCTGTTGTTGTAAACGTATAACTTCTTCCACTAATAGAAGTAGTAAATTTTGTGTTTTTTGCAATTGATAAAGAAAGGGGAGAACCGCTTGGAGTAAAAGTCATATCCAAGTATGCAGTAGAAGCAGTGACTGATGCTGGTATAACATTCAAATGTTTTGCATGAGATACTACTGATTCTCTGAGTGAAGCAGAATCTATAAACATTTCATTAACTGCCATGTTTGCATAGTATCCCATATAATGAGTATTGTATGCTAAGACATCTAACAAAACATCCATACCACTTCCAGCAAAATCATAATCAGCAAATTGACTCTGTGCAGATAAATATGATTTTAAATTTGACTTGATATCATCAAATTCTAAATCTGTTATTGTTAATTTATTGCTTGCCATTTATCGTAACCTCTCCAAAAACAATGAAATTTCTATGGGCTCTGGTGAATTGACTACATGGAAAAAAATTGAGACATCAAAACCATTAGCATCTATATCTCCACCAACAACAACATTATCTACCACAACTCTTGGTTCATAATTTGCCAAACATAATTCTATAGCTAATTGAATATCATATTTCGTATGAGCAGTAGCCAGGCCAAACAAATGTCTGGTTACTCCTCCATCAATCTCAGGATGGAATGGTTTATCATACTTATTTGTCAATATGAGATTCTTAACAGCTCGTTTAACAGCTTCTACATTTGTCTTTCGTACAATGTCTTTTGTTATAGGATGAGCGACAAAATCCAAATCCAGATCAGCCCATTGTCTGTTATGTGTAGAAAGTCCCTCTGTATATATTGCCGCCATAACTTGTTCCTTGTATTCCTATTTTCTTTATGTTATACTGTGTTGTGGGTTTGGTCGGGGATCAAGATATTACTTATGATATTAATTATCTTACCTTATCTTACCCTTCCTTTCCCTTGTCCTCTATATCTTTTCCAGCTTATTCTTTTCTTCTTATTCTTTGGCATGCTTCTAGTAGAATGTCCAATAGAAGTCACTTTTTTAATCTTTTCTCTTTTAGCCATAATATCTCCTCATATATTTATAATAGTTTTAGTAATTTACTTAGCAATAATGAATTTGCCAGACCTAGGTGATCTGCTAGAAGTATATGCGATCATAACTTGTACAAATTCTGAGCAATTTCCTATTAAAGGTACATTTACACCACCTACTTTTCTCTTTCGTTTTTTTTCATCATCAGATGCCCAACCATCTAAATATTCCCATAATACCTTGAAAATAGGAGAAACAACATACATCGCACTTAAAACTGCTCTTTCTTCTTTATATGCTTTATATTTTGCATCCGATAATTTTGTTTTGGGAAATTTTCTTGCCTCATAACCATCAGCACCAAAATATTTATGATTTAAACTAATATATTGTTTTCCTTTAGGACCCGTTGCCATAGCATTTTTTGGAACTAGTTTAGTAGATTTTTTTGTTCCCATTTTCCAACTGTCTGTTCCACCACCACCTGTCCAACCAGTTAAATATTGTTCATAAAGTGCCAATCCTTTTTTAAACTCTTTTAATATAGCTTTTGGAAGGTGATTATAACCATAACTTTCAAGAAGTTTACATAATAAAGGAATACTAGAAATAGAACCACCTCTCCCACCAGCCCCAGTAACTTCAATCTCACCTTTAACAGAACCACTTACCCCATATTTTGAATTACTTGGATCATGACGAAATTTAATTTTTTCTTTTTTGTCTGGACTAAAATAAACAGCCAAATCTCTTGCAGACTTTTTATTAGTTAATGTATATGGTTTACTCCAATTTTGATTAACACCATAATAAAAATAACGTGCAAGTCTTGTTTCTTCTTGTGATCTACTAAAATTATATTTCACAATTACTGCTTTTGTATAAGGAGGACCAACAATTTTTTTTAATGATAAAGGTAATAAATCACCACTATTCAACAAACCATTACATAAACTATTTAACTTTGTAAAATTATATTTTTGACTTCGTTTAGCTCCTCCTTTATCCATTGATTGATCTAATGATACAACTTCTTCTTGAACTCTTGTTATAGCATCATCTGATACAAAATATATATCTGCTGGACTCCATTTATTAATATCACCAAAACTAGGATCATTATTATTAGCAAGATCAAACAATCCACCAATCTTTTCCATTGTATTAGCTGTTCGTTTAGAATCTTTTTTTGCACCCCTAACATAAATCATATCTTGAAAGTTAGGACCTTTTATCTTAGAAAAATCTTTATCAATCTTATTAATTTCTTGTATTATTTTTTTTGCAATAATAACTGAAGATTCATACCAACCAGATGATTTACCACTACCACCTTTTTTCTTTAAAAAGCCTTTAATTCTCGATAATGATATATCCGGTAACTTACATTTTTTCCAAGCCAAATCCAATAATTGTTTGCCAGACTTACCACCATGTACTTTCGGTGCCTTTTCAAATTCTGATAATGTTTTATATGTTGTGGTATTTAATACTTTTTCAGAAGCTGATTCTCCAACATAATCTGCTACAGCACAAAATAATGCTTGTGCAGCTTCTGCTTCTATTGGTGAGTCGGCCATCTATCTTACTCCACCCGTATCCACTTCATATCTTTAGCATACTTGACTGAATCGTTCCACTCTTTCTCATTGT